CTCAGATGCCCGAGGAATTGCGAGACGTCTGCCGCCGGCTGAAGGAGGGGACCGTGAACTCGGTTGCCCGCGAACTGAACGTGTCGCGTCGGGCGGTCCGTCGGGCGTGCCTGGCGATCCGGGAGATCCTCGAACGGGCCGGCCTGGAAAATCCGTGAGCCGCGGACAACTCGCAAACAGACGGCGTACCTAACTGCCGTGGCCGCTGCACGGCAGTTCCTTCTCTCGAGGCTGATCCATGAACCGAATTCTTCTGTTCCACTTCCGACCGGGTGTCCCCATCCGGGACGTCGAGGACACACTCCACCTGGCGATGTTCGCCGTCGAAGGCCTCGCCGGTCGCGTCCGCGTCGGTCTGGACGCGAATTACCTGGTGGACGCACCGAGCCGGTCGGTCCTGATCGACGAAGGGTCCTTCGTCGGGTGGCTGATCGCTCGGGTGTTTGCCGCCCTGCTCGCCCGCGAGTTCGGCGAGCCGGCCTTCACCGCGACCCGCCCGCGTGACCCGCACGTCCTCGTCACCGCCCCGGAGCGCGAGGAGGTGTGCGCGTGAGCCTGCTCAGCAAGGTCCAGCGTGGCCGCACCCCGCGACCGCCCCGACTGCTCGTCTACGGTACTCCGGGCATCGGCAAGTCGACCTTCGGGTCGCAAGCCCCGAGCCCGGTGTTCGTGCCCACGGAAGACGGTCTCGACGAGATCGACTGCGCCAAGCTCCCGCTCGCCGCCACCCTCGACGAGGTGCTGGCCGCGCTGGCGGAACTCCGCACCCAGCCGCACGACTTCGAGACGGTCGTCTTGGATTCGCTCGACTGGCTGGAGCGGCTGATCTGGGACCGGGTGTGCGCCGAGTTCAGCGTGAAGAACATCGAAAAGGCCGACGGCGGCTACGCCCGCGGCTACACGCACGCCGTCACCCACTGGCGCGAGGTCGTCGATCAACTCAACCTGCTCCGCAGCCAGCGGGGCATGGTGGTCGTGCTGATCGCCCATGCCAAGGTCGAGAAGTTCGAGGACCCCGAGGCCCCGCCGTACGACCGCTACTCGCCCCGGCTGCACAAGCACGCCTCGGCCCTCGTGAGCGAGTGGTGCGACGCCGTGCTGTTCGCCACGCGGAAGTTCCGGACCGCCAGCGAGGACGCCGGATTCGGCCGCAAGCGGACCATCGCCCACGCCATCGGCAAGGACGGCGGCGAACGGATCCTCCGTACCGTCGGCGGGCCATCGTGCGTCGCCAAGAACCGTTACGGACTGACCGAGGAACTGCCGCTGTCCTGGGCGGCGTTCATGACCGCCTTGGCAGAAAACACCAACCACCAACCCGACGCAACGACCGAGGAACCGACCCATGGCTAACTTGAACGGCTTCGACGCGAACCAGGTGGAACCGACCGGCGACTTCGACCCGGTCCCGGCTGGGAAGTACCTGGCCGTCATCACTGAGTCGGAGATGAAGCCGACGAAGTCCGGCTCCGGCAACTACCTGCAACTCACGTTCGAGATCATCGACGGCCCGCACAAGGGCCGGTTGCTCTGGGCGCGGCTCAACCTCGACAACCCGAACGCGACGGCGGTCGCCATCGCCCGGGCGGAACTGTCCGCCATCTGTCGGGCCGTCGGCGTCCTGGCCCCGAAGGACTCGGTCGAACTGCACAACCTGCCGCTGGTGATCCACGTCAAGTGCAAGAAGCGGCCCGACACCGGCGAGATCGGCAACGAGGTCAAGGGCTACTCGCCCAAGGCCGCCCTGACCGAGTCCGCCGTCAAACCGGCCGCGCCCGCGGCCAACGGCACCCCGCCGTGGAAACGGTGACCGGAGACGCCGCCATGCTCGAAGTGGAACTGCCGTACCCGCCCTCGATCAACCACTACTGGCGGCGGGTCGGGCACAAGACGCTCATCAGCCGCGAGGGGCGGCGGTTCCGCGCGAGCGTGGTGGCCATCCTCGCCGCGATGCGGCTTCAACCGCTCGCCGGCGACCTGACCGTCGAGGTCGAGGTGTACCCGCCCGACCGCCGGCGGCGGGACATCGACAACGTGCAGAAGGCCCTGCTGGACGCGCTCGCGCACGGCGGGGCCTACGCGGACGACAGCCAGGTCGTCCGGCTGGAGATCACCAAGCGGGAGGCCGTCGCGGGCGGGAAAACGGTCGTGCGGATCCGGGAGGCGGGATGCTGACGCTGCGGCCCTACCAACACGAAGCCAAGCACGCGGTGTACGACCACCTGCGGACGCGGGACGACAACCCCTGCGTGGTCATCCCCACCGCCGGCGGCAAGACGCCGGTGATGGCGTCGGTCTGCCAGGACGCGGTCACGCTCTGGAGCGGTCGCGTGATCATCCTGGCCCACGTCAAGGAACTGCTGGAGCAGACTGCCGACAAGCTCAACGCCATCTGCCCCGAGGTCCGCTACGGCGTCTACTCGGCCGGGCTGAAGCGGCGGGACACGGACCGCCCGGTCATCATCGCCGGCATCCAGTCGGTGTACCAGCGGGCCTGCGAGTTCGACCCGTTCGACCTGGTGGTGATCGACGAGGCCCACATGATCCCGCCGGACGGCGACGGCATGTACCGGCAGTTCCTGGCCGAGGCACGGGTCGTCAATCCGAACCTGCGGATCGTCGGCTTCACCGCCACGCCGTTCCGGTTGAAGACCGGCTCGATCTGCACGCCGGAGGGGTTTCTGAACCACGTCTGCTACGAGGTCGGGGTGCGGGAGTTGATCGTGCAGGGCTACCTCTGCCCGCTCGTCACCAAGGCCGGCAAGGTGAAGGCCGACACCAGCGGGCTGCACGTCCGGGCCGGGGAGTTCGTCCCCGGTGAGGTCGAGGCCCTGATGGACGACGCCGAACTGGTGCGGGCGGCCTGCGCCGAGGTCGTCGAGGCCACCCGCGAGCGGAACGCCTGCCTGATCTTCGCCAGCGGCATCAAGTACGGCGAGCACATCGTCTCGGTGCTGAAGGCGAAGCACGACATCGACTGCGGCTTCGTCACCGGCGACACGCCCACGGATGAGCGCGACGCGACCCTGGCCCGGTTCAAGGCTGGGAAGCTCAAGTACCTGTGCAACGTCAACGTGCTGACCACCGGGTTCGACGCGCCGCACATCGACTGCGTTGCCCTGCTGCGACCCACGCTGTCGTCGGGGCTGTACTACCAGATGGTCGGTCGCGGCTTCCGCCTGCACCCGTCGAAGGTGAACTGCCTGGTGCTGGACTTCGGCGGCAACGTGCTGCGGCACGGCCCGGTCGACCAGATCCGCGTCAAGGAACGGTCCCTGGGCGTCGGTGAAGCACCGGCCAAGGAATGTCCCGAGTGCCAGGCCCTGATCGCGGCCGGGTACGCGGTCTGCCCCGAGTGCGGCTACGAGTTCCCGCCGCCGGACAGGGCCAAGCACGCGGCCAGGGCCAGCGATGCGGGGATCCTATCGGGCCAGGTGACCGTCGAGACGTTGCCGGTGCGGGACGTGATGTTCGGCGTCCACACCAAGCGGGGTGCGGGCGACGACGCGCCCAAGAGTCTGCGGGTGGATTACAAGATCGGCTGGCATCGCTGGAAGTCGGAGTGGGTCTGCCTGGAGCACGACGGCTTCGCCCGGCAGAAGGCGGTGGCGTGGTGGAAAAAGCGGTCGCGCGAGCCGGTGCCGACGACGGCGGCCGAGGCGGTCGAGATCGCCAACGCCGGCGGGCTGGCGTCCACCAAGTCCATCACGGTGCGGTCGGTGAGCGGCGAGGAGTACGACCGCATCACCGACCACGAACTCGGTCCGATCCCGGAGGTCCTGGATCGCTGCGAGGCCCATGATGCCGGCGACACCGAACCGCTCAGCGACGACGCGCTGGACTTCCCGTTCGGCTACAACGTGGCGGCGAACGCCGAGCGTTCCTGCCAGGCGACCACGGAGGAGGAAATCCCATTCTGAACTCCTCCGAACTGCTGCTGGCCGCGCTCCGCTACGCGGAGATGGGTTACCGCGTCTTCCCGTGCATTCCGGGCACGAAGCACCCGATCACTGCGCACGGTTTCACGACGCTGTGACGGACGCGGCCCAGATCGAACGCTGGTGGTCGCGGCACCCGCGAGCCAACGTCGGCATCGCCGCTGAAGGGATGCTGGTCATCGACATCGACGGGGCCGACAACCCTTGGCCCGGCGATCCCGAACACGCTGCGGATCTGGCTGGTGCCGGTGCCATCGCCCTGACACCTCGGGGTGGTCGGCACTACCTGTTCCGCCGCCCCGAGGGCAAGAGCTGGAAGTGCTCGACGAGCAGGCTGGCTCCGGGAGTCGATGTCCGCACCGACGGCGGCTACATCGTGGCCGCGCCGTCGGAGATCGAGGAAGGACCGTACCGCTGGGGCGAGGGTCTGGAACTCGACGACCCGCTCGGTCAGTTGCCCGACCCGCCCGCGTGGTTGGCCGCCGCTCTGGACGCTCTGGTTTCGCCCGAGTCGCCCACGGTGGCCCACGGTTCGCCGATCGCGGCGTCGACCGGACCGGACGCCAACCCGATCCCGTCGGGCCAACGCAACGCGACCCTGGCCCGCCTGGCGGGCACCATGCGGCGCGTCGGCATGGGTCTGCCCGAGATCGCCGCCGCCTTGCACCAGACCAACCGCGTCCGATGTCAGCCGTCCCTCGCCGACCGTGAGGTCGACCGCATCGCCGAGAGCATCGCGCGGTATCCGCCGGACGAGGTCTCCGTGGCCCTCGCCGAGGACCACTACCGGCAGATGCAGGCGGCCGCCGACACGGAAGAAAGTGAACCTGGTGCCGACGCACCCGACCCGGGGCCGATCCCCGACGACCTGCTGTCCGTGCCGGGATTCATCGACGAGGTGATGCGGTACACGCTCGACACCGCCCCGTACCCGGAGCCGGTCCTGGCCTTCGCCGGGGCGCTCACGCTGCAGGCGTTGCTCGCCGGTCGGAAGGTGCGGGACGAGATGGACAACCGGACCAACCTGTACGTCCTGAGCCTGGCGAACTCCGGCGTCGGCAAGGACCACGCTCGCAAGGTCAACGCCCGCATCCTCTACGAGGCCGGGCTGGCGGATTGCTTGGGGACGAGCTTCGCCAGCGGCGAGGGGATCGAGGACCGGTTGTTCGTCCAGCCGGCGACGCTGTTCCAGGTGGACGAGATCGACGGCCTCTTGATGAGGGTCGGGCAGGCTCGCGACGCCCGGCACGAGGCCATCGTGTCGATGCTGCTGCAGATGTACTCGTCGGCGTCGAGCATCTACGTCATGCGGGCGAAGGCGAACCAGGAACGCACCGTCATCGACCAGCCGTGCCTGTGCCTGTTCGGCACCGCCGTGCCCAAGCACTTCTACGAGTCGCTGTCGGCCCGGCTGATGACCAACGGCTTCCTGGCCCGGCTCCTGATCCTCGAATGCCGGGGCCGGGGCGTCGGCCGCGACGACACCGAACGGCCGATCCCGGCTTCGATCCTCGAGGCCGCCCGCTGGTGGGCCGACTTCCGACCGGGCGCGTCCGGCAACCTGGCCGACTGGCACCCGGTCCCGCACCGCGTGCCGCAGACGCCGGACGCGGAGGCGGTGTTCCGCTGCGTCCGCGAGCGGGCCGACACCGAGTACGCCCGGTGCGAGCAGGCCAACGACCCGGCCGGCATGGCGATCTGGGCGCGGGCTTACGAGAAGGCCCGGCGGCTCGCGCTCTTGTACGCGGTGAGCGTGTGCCGCGACACCCCGGTGGTCACGCCCGAGGCGGCGACCTGGGCCGGGGCGTTCGTCGAGCACCAGACCCGGCGGATGCTGTACATGGCCCGCCACCACGCCTGCGAGAGCGAGTTCGACGGCAAGCGGAAACGCCTGCTCGACGTGCTCGACCAGTGGCGTCGCCAGCACGGCGACGAGTGGATGCCCTTCTGGCGGATCAACCGCAAGCTGCCGTGGTCGAACCGCGAGCACGAGGAGGTCCGCGACACGCTCCTGCACCAGCGGCTGATCGAGTCGCAGGTGCTGACCACCGGGCGACGCGGCCGGCCGGGCCTGTTCTACCGGCTCGCGCCGACGCCCTGCGCTACGGAGGGAGCCGCATGAGCGAATTATTGCCTTTCTTGTTGTTCTTGCAGCCGCCCGCGAAGGAGAGCGGAGACGGGAACGGGGAGTCGAGGGGTAGCGCAAGAACAGCAACAAATACAAGAAATCCTTCTTCTCTCTCCTCTTCCCCCTCTCCCTCCCCTCCGGCCCGCCGCCCGGGGTCGGTTCCGGGTGGGCGTAGGTACTTGGAAAAACCGGCTGCTTTCCTGACGCCCGCGGGAACAGCGGCAAAGCGCAGGACAGTTTGTTTCGTGTGTCCGAACGTGGAGGCCCCATGCCCGACGCCAACCCGATGGACCGATGCCCGCGTTGCCAGACGCCGCGACCTGGAGCGCACCTGTGCGACGACTGTACCCGCCGCCTGTACTTCGGCCTCGACCGTAGACGCAGCGAGCGGCACCGCTACGACGGCGACGAACCCAGCCCCTGGCAAGAGATCGCCATCCGCCTGATGGAGGACCAAGCATGAAGATCGAACTGTGGAAGATCAGCGACGTGACGCCGTACCCCGGCAACCCGCGGCTCAACGACGACGCCGTCGATGCTGTGGCCGCCAGCCTGAAGGAGTTCGGGTTCCGCCAGCCGATCGTGGTGGACGGCGAGGGCGTCATTGTCTGCGGGCACACCCGCTACAAGGCCGCGCTCAAGCTCGGTCTGGAGAAGGTGCCGGTCCACGTCGCCAAAGACCTGACACCGGAACAGATTCGCGCCTGCCGCATCGCCGACAACCAGACCGCCTCGCTGGCGACCTGGAACTACGACCTGCTGCCGATCGAACTGGCCGGGCTGAAGGAGGCCAACTACGACCTCGGCCTGCTTGGCTTCGACCCGGACGAACTGGCCAAGCTGCTCGACCCGACGCTGCGGGACGGACTGACCGACCCGGACGACGTGCCCGCCCCGCCGGACGCCGCGATCACCCAGCCGGGCGACCTGTGGATCCTCGGCAACCACCGCCTGCTCTGCGGCGATTCGAGTTCGCCGGCCGACGTGGACCGGCTGCTCGCGGGCCAGGTCATCCACCTGGTGAACACCGACCCGCCGTACAACGTGAAGGTCGAGCCGCGTTCCAACAACGCCATCGCCGCCGGGCTGTCATCGTTCCCCGCGACCAAGCAAGGGGCGATTGATTCCGCCGACGCCAGCGGCATGCACCGCCAGGGCTTCGACCTCGCCCGCGACAAAACCAAATCGAAACCGACCACGAAGAAGCTCCGGCCCAAGGACCGGCCGCTGGCCAACGACTTCGTCTCGGACGAGGCGTTCGACGCGCTGCTCGACGCCTGGTTCGGCAACCTGGCCGGCGTGCTCGTGCCGGGACGCGGGTTCTACATCTGGGGCGGCTACGCCAACGTCGCCAACTACCCGCCGGTGCTGAAGGCCACGGGCCTGTATTTCTCCCAGGCGATCATCTGGGTGAAGGAGCATCCTGTCCTCACTCGCAAGGATTCACGGGGCATCCGTGTGGAGCGGGTGGCGGTTATGTAAGAGAGCAGCAGAGTAGAAAATGTCTAATGATCTAATGACGCTTATCGACAACCTATACGTTGACTGATCCCATATGCGTTGCCAGTCGTTCGATTTCGCGATGTAATGCCTTAACCTCGTCGATGGTGTCAAGCATCCGTTCGAATTCTGTCCCGTCCGTGTAGGTGATTTCGTAGACAAAGTTCTCTACAAGTGTGGAGAAATCAAAACTCGGTTGTTGCAAAAAGGCGGTTGCAGCCGCGATGGTCTCGAACACCTCGGGCTTCGATTTGCGTTGGGCGATAATGCGGATTTCCTGCGGCAAAGCACCCAGCGCCGCCCGTACCCTGTCCACATAGGTGTTGAGACTGACTTCACCGATCAACTCCCGCAGCGTCGCCGCAGTATCCGTCTTTTTTGCAGGCGTAAGTCCGGCCTCGAACTCATTTGCCAGCTTGGCCTTCTCCGGCTCTAGCAGCCTGTCCGGGTAGTCGATCTGTAAGCCGTTCTTTTCAAAGGCCGAAACGACTTTGGTCTTTGGGACATAGAACAAGTCGATCTGTCGATTCTGGACCAGTGTGCGGGCTGGTGCTGTGAAATCCCCGCCTGCCACGATCCCCAAAAAACGGGCCGTTGGGTGAACGCCTCGCATCGGCAACAGCTTGCCGGTATCATCCCGAGCCTTATCTTTCGAGTGCCGCTTGCCTCGCCTCCAGAAACACTCGAAAAATGCTACGGGGATTCCCAGTTTCTCATCCGAGCCATCCAACTCCATGACGAAGTCGTAATCGACCTCATTTCCTTCCAAGTCCTTCCAGATAATTTTGTCTCCTTCCCGCGCCCTGCGCGTTCGGAAGCGGCAATCAAGGTAAAGCTTCAGGTGGTCTGCTGCCCCTTGGAGCAGGGGCAGGACAAAGAACTCCTCGAACCAGTCGCCGATGAGCTGGCCGAGCTTATGACCAGCGGAGGCATGTTCCTTGTTTGCCATGTTACCCTTCGACCCACAATAGCCCCTCATGCAGAGGAACCCGGTGTTTGCGGTTCTTCCATTTCGTATTCCGGTCGCGCAACTTCTCGAACTTGTAGTTCTTGAAGCCGCCAGCCACGGCAAGTTCTCCCAGCCACCTCTCGACGGGAACATGCACTCCATAAGGGGCAGAATCGCCGATAACGAAACAAACCCGGCCACCAGGGCGCACGACTCTGCGGAGGGAAATCCAAACATGGGACAAATCAAGGAAGTAATGCGTGATCATCGCGTGGTACGGCTTTTTCCCACCGTGCCGCTCCTTGACTCTATCAAGTTCCAAGCACACTTGGTTGAGTTCTGTTGCGATCGGGGTCAACTCTTTGCTTTTCAAGATTGAGCTAGTGCTCTTGGCGTATGGGGCCACATGCTGCGTGCAGCTCCGAACTAGCCGATGTCGGATGGCCGATTGCAAATCACCCCAGCCGTTGATTTCTCGAAGGAAGGTCATCTCCAGGCGAGTCGCGTCGGCGTAGTCGTAGTTGTTCGCATAGGGCGGTGAACTGATAACCAAGTCAGCCCATTGTTCGCTGACGCCCTCGCACGTTCGGGCATCCGACGTCAACACGCGGCCCTGAGGGAAGGCTTTGCCCTCGAACTGGCGGCAGCGCATGTCCACAGCCATTAACTCAATCCGCTCTTCAAATGCCTGGAACGGCTCGAGCACCTTTGCCTTGGACTTTCTGGGCAGGACATACTGCCACTGAGCCGTTCCCACCGGCGAGCAGAGACGGAGGATTGACACCATTGCCAGCCAACAGAGTTCGTATCGTGCTGACTCCTCAGCGTACTCTTCCAAGGCTTGTCGGAGGGCAGTCAGCTTCCTGAGGGTTTCCGGCGGAAAGCACTTGCTGATGAGCTTGGGATAAACTGCCGGCCTACCCTCTTTGCTCTTCGCTAAATCCAAGATGGACGTGCCTAATCTGCGAAATGACCCAATCTCCTCCCTCCATGCGAGCTTCGCGCGAGCGACCCTAGCGACGAATGGGTGAGACTCGATTCCCAGTCCTTCAGCTCCCACTCGTTCGGCTTCGAGAACGACTGTACCCGATCCAGCGAAAGGGTCGAACACGCGCAGCCCATCAGCTCGCATTTCCGAGTGGATCACCTCCCTGACCCACTCGGCGGAGAAGCCCGCCGAGTAGCGGAACCACCGGTGAATCGGCAGCTGCATGTTGTCAACGAAGGAACCGCTTCGCTTATCGGCGATGGGGTCAGTTCCTTCGTCGAACAAAGACGGTTGCCACACAAGTATCCTCCATTCGCTTCGCCTGATTCGAAACCCAAACACAGAATCATCAGTACTAGCTTCTGGTCAATTAAGTTCCTCCAGCGTCACGTCCGCCGCCACGTCAAGTGCCCAGCAGAGACGCGCAGCCGTATCAAGGTTCGGCAACCTCTCGGCGCGCTCGATCATGGCCACCGCCGTCGAGGTAAGACCCGCGATGTCCGCCAACTCTTGCTGGGTAAGACCCAACTCTTCGCGTCGCTGCCGCAACCCCGCAGGAAAACTTTCCTTAAGGTGGCGCGACATGCCTTGCAGCCAGCGTTTCGTCGCACGCTCCGGGTTCAGCCTAGGAGCAGCCGGGGGCACGTCAATCTTCTCAGCCTCCTGGTCGTACAGGTCGGCCCGGTAAAGGCTGAGCCACAACTTCTGTCCAGGCGTGTATTTGGTTTTTGGCATGGGGAGACTCCTTGCCAACGATTCGCCCGAGCACTTGTCTGCCATCGCGGGCTGGTTCGCTCAGCCAACTTGCAATGACCCTCTATTCGAGTGTAACAGGTGTTATAGATTCATCAAGGGCGCCAAAGTAGTTCGTGCCGCCGCGAAGAATTTGACGAATGGTCTTCGAACCGCCCCGACCTGGACCCAGCCGAGGATCTTAATTGGGTTGAGGGAGTCCGAAAAGACGCGGAACTCGATAGTCCGCTTGGTGCCACGCGCGAAAGCATCCTGGCCGGCGCGGTCTTGGGCCTGGCCGGTCCCGGCAAGAAGATCAGCGGCATCATGCCCTGCACGGTCATCCGCCCCGGCGACATGGCCGATGCCATCCTCGACCGCGACCGCCACCCCGAGTGGAACGGCCAGCGGACCAAGCTCGTCTACGCGTTCCCGACCGACGAGGCCCTGTGGAAGCGGTACGCCGATGTCCGGGCCGAGAGCCTGCGGCAGGGCAACGGCGGCGAGGAGGCGACCGCGTTCTACCGCGACAACCGCGCGGCGATGGACGCGGGCGCGGTCGTCGCCTGGCCGGAGCGGTTCAACCACGACGAGTTGTCGGCGATCCAGCACGCCATGAACCTGCGGCTCCAGGACGAGGCCGCGTTCTTCGCCGAGTACCAGAACGAGCCACTCCCGGCTGAGACGGCATCGGACGACGAACTGACCGTCGAGCAGATCGCCGGCAAGCTCAACCGGATGAAGCGCGGCGAGGTGCCGGTCGGCGTCAACCACGTCACCGCCTTCATCGACGTGCAGGGGAACTTGTTGTTCTGGGTCGTGGCCGGGTGGGAGGACGACTTCACCGGCTATGTGCTCGATTACGGGGCGTACCCCGACCAGAAGCGGCCGTACTTCACCCTCCGCGACGCCCGGCCGACGCTGACCGGGATCATGCCCAGCGGCGGCGGCGTCGAGGCGGCGATCTACGCGGGCCTGGAGACGCTCACGGGCCAGATCCTCGGCCGGGCCTGGCGGCGGGACGACGGCGCGGACCTGCGGGTCGAACGCTGTCTGATCGACGCCAACTGGGGCAGCTCGACGGACGTGGTCTACCAGTTCTGCCAGCAGTCGGCCCACGCCGGGATCGTGCTGCCGAGCCACGGCCGGTTCGTCGGCGCGTCGAGCCAGCCGTTCAGCGAGTACAAGCGGCGGCCGGGGGACCGGGTCGGTTTCAACTGGCGGATGCCCAACGTCCAGGGCAAGCGGGCGGTCCGGCACGCCCTGTACGACACCAACTTCTGGAAGAGCTTCGTTCACGCCCGGCTGGCGGTGCCGATGGGCGAGCGCGGCTGCCTATCGCTCTTCGGCGACACGCCCGAGACGCACCGCCTCTTCGCCGAACACGTCACGGCCGAGTACCGCGTCCGCACCGAGGGGCGGGGCCGCACGGTGGACGAGTGGAAGATGCGGCCGGAGCGGAGCGACAACCACTGGCTCGACGGCCTGGTCGGGGCGGCGGTCGCGGCGTCGATCCAGGGCGTCATCCTAC